GGACGGCAAGATCGAGTTGATCGGCGGAAACCAGGGCAACAAGGTGAGCATTGCGGCGTATGATCGCAGACGCATTGTCGCGATCCGCCGCGCCAAGTCGCCGCGCACGAGCATGACACAATCCACAACCCTGCAAGCGGCCTCCGCAACGGCCGTGGCGACCACCACGAGTGCGGTCACGGCGATCAGTGCCCTCGACGGCACGGCGCAGCTGATCGCAATCGTCTCGGCTGTGGTAGCCGCTCTGGGGATCGCATGGATGATGCGCGAGCGCATCCGCAAGTGGGCACGAGGGGACCGGTGATGCTCACCTCCACCCTGCGCCGCCTGTGGCCCTATCTTGCACTCGCTGGGCTGGTGGCCTTGTCGCTGCTGCTTGCCCGCCGTGTCGGCCGCGTGGAGGCGCTGGCGCGGCAGTACGAGCAACAGATCGAACGAAACAGGAGGATGCGAGATGCTGGCGATGCTACGCCCACTGACCGCGATAGCGTTGTTGACAGGCTGCGCGACGGCGATTTCTGATTGCCCGCGACTGGTATCGTACAGTCTGGTGGAGCAGCAGCAGGCGGCGGATGAACTCGCCGCGCTGCCCATCGGGTCGGTTGTGGCAAAGATGGTCGCCGATTACGGCGTGGTGAGAAACGAGATAAGGGAGTGTCGTCGTGGGTTATGACTGGCTGAACCTCACCGTACAGATACTGGTCGCCTTTCCGACCGGCGTGTCCTTGGGTATCGGCATCGGGATCGGGCTGTGGATAACTATCGGGCGTAAGGGCTAGTCGCACAGCACGATATAGTCCGGGTCCATCTCGTATAGTTCCACCCCTGTGAATGTTGTGATCGTGCCGTCGAACCGGCCTTCCTCCCAATACCAGCGCCGAAGGTTCTCCGGGTATGTCTGGGCGACAAGGCTATCCGCCCGTTCCTTGCCGGGCGCGTCGTTACCGTCGAAAAAGCCGAGCGGGTGCGTCGATCCGTGGAACAGCATCTTGGCATCGCGGTCAACGCAGACCAGACCGTTCTTCATATTATGGATGTGCATGGTGCAGGCTGACGCACATGTTCCTTCGATCCTGACATAGGTCTGAGAATAGTAGTTTGCATTCAACTCGGCGAGCATTGCCCCGATCTCACCACCCGGGTGAAAGTGGACGGTCTGGTTCCCCTGCTCATCGGTGCTGGTGCAAGCGGCGGTGATGAGCGAGAGCACACATAATGCTGGCAGGTGTTTCATTTCTTGTCCTCCGACACTTGTTGTTGTTTCGCCAGCCACTCAAGCGCCGCCGGATACGTCTCGCGTACTGAGGCTGGCCCCCTGTAGTCGTCGCTGCACCAGTGCGAGCGGGCCTCAGCGACTGTAAACCAGCGGCACCCGGCGAATATCACCCATTCTGAGCCACGCAAGACGGCGATGTGCCTGTAGCATCTCGGCTCCGAGATGGGTAAGACCAGAACGCCTTCAGCCCCGCGCAGGTTTGCCCGGGTCAGGTCCGTCCCGTACAGGTGCGCCCCGCGCAGGTTCGCCCCGGTCAGGTCCGTCCCGGTCAGGTCCGTCCCGGTCAGGTTCGCCCCGCGCAGGTTCGCCCCGGTCAGGTCCGTCCCGGTCAGGTCCGTCCCGGTCAGGTTCGCCCCGGTCAGGTTCGCCCCGCGCAGGTTTGCCCGGGTCAGGTCCGTCCCGGTCAGGTGCGCCCGGGTCAGGTTCGCCCCGGTCAGGTCCGTCCCGGTCAGGTGCGCCCGGGTCAGGTTCGCCTCGCGCAGGTTCGCCCCGGTCAGGTCCTCCCCGGTCAGGTTCGCCCTGCACCCGCCGTCTCCGGCCAGCCATGCTTTGTGGTCATCTAGTATGGTTTTAAGGTTCATTTCTCCCCCTTTCCTACGGCTTGGTCAGACCATGGCATTGGACGCCTCCACGAACGAAAGGATGAACTCTGCGGCTACCTGTGGAACAATCGCGTTCCCGTACCCTCTCAGCAGCATCACGCGCCCTTTCTGATTTTTCGCAAGAGGAAAGTAGCGTGCGCCCTCATCCCCGCCAGAAACCAAGTCTCCGGATAGCCCATCAACCAGCCGCTGTGGCGCGGACATAACTGGCCGCCACTTTCCATCCCGGCAGAACAGCCAGTCAGCATCTCGCCACGGGCCGTTATCCTGGCCGGGCCATCCAGTGTTAAGGTTTCCTCCCATCCAGTCAGCCCCGGGTCTCCCCTCGACGGGTCCAGAAAATCCACCGCCTCCGTAGTCAGGGATTTCTGGGAGCCCTTCTTCCCGTTGCGCCTGTTCTGGTACCCCAGCCTCGCCTCGTGGGCTACTGGCGTCGGCCAGCCCGCCAGTGCCGCGTCCGCCGGAAGCGCTCCACCCGCTTGGTTCGGCCCACCGTTCGATCCGTCCGTCGCTCTCGGGGTGTTCCAACCGACCAGATCGACGCACTTCCTCGTGTAGTCGCTGTTGCCCGCCGGGTTGTTCCCGTTCTGCGCCGGAGTTCCGGCCTGCGGCGTCGGCCAGCCTGACAGCGCCGAAGAAGGTGCGTTGCCGGATGTGCGGTGCGCCGACGCTCGCAGCCGGAATATCTGACGCCCCAACGGCGTAGCGTGCGGCTTCCAGGCGGTCTTGTAGATCATCGAGCCACGCCCATCTAGGCGCGCTTGCAGGGCCTTTTCCAGACTTTCCTGCAACCTTTCCGAACACGTCCGCGCTGGCGACTTGCTCGCCGAACAACACAGGGGGGCGGCAGGCCCCGACCAACCGAACAAAATGTGGTGCAAGGTGGCGGGGATCGTCTTTGGAAAGACCTTCCCCGGCGACGGAGAAAGGCTGACAGGGAGGCGATCCGGTCCAGACAGGCCGGTCGTCGGACCATCCTGCAAGACGGAGGGCGTAGCTCCACCCGCCGATCCCGGCAAAGAAGTGGCACTGACGAAACCCGGCAAGGTCGGCTGGTTCGACTTCGAGAATTGATCGGTCATCTACTTCCCCATCAGCTATGAGACCAGCCGCAATCAGGTGCCGCAGCCATTCCGCCGCCTGCGGGTCGTGGTCGTTGTAATAGGCTGCCACGGTGACGTCCCTTTCTTGGGTGTTGTTAGGCCCTATGCCCCTTGAACAACTTTTTGCGACCCAGACGCGGATGGTGTTTGCGCGGCGGTGTGCCTCTGAACATGCGGCGAGCGTCGGCTTCTGACTTCGTTTGTTCCATTGCAAGACGCAGGTCAGCTTCCGGGTGGTCCGGCATCCCGCAAATTGCTGCGTAGATTTTCTGTGCGTTGTTCATTTTTCGTCCCTTTCTGTCTTCTGTCTGCCCAACACATAAGCGCATCAATTTCCACAGTCAAGCGGAAATTACAAATAAGTTATGTTGACAAGCGGAAATTGCGCCGCTATATCTCGGCCATGATCTTTGCATACGGATATAACCGCACCCGCGCCGAGCTTGCCCACATCGAGGCAGACCGGGTGTTCATTGACACGGCCAAGACGCGCCGTGCCGAGCTGACCCGCCTCATCCGTGAGCACCTGCGCCGGGGGCACGATGACAAGGTGGTGCTGATTTCGCCGGGCGACATACGCGCCGGGACGCAGCGCCAGGCTATCAATGATATGGGCGTGGAAATCTGGATCGACGCGCAACCGAAAGAAGCAAAGGCCCCCGGGCCGATCCCAAAGATTGACCCAGAGCGGCGCGACGAAATCAAGACAATCTGGCTTGACCGGACGCTAATGACGTGGGCGGCAGTGGAACAGGCCAACAAGGTCAACAGCGTGCCGCTCGACCGGCACAATCTGTATGACGCATTCGGCCCCCGTGGGCTGCGTAGATAGAGAGCGATGGAATGAAACTGACAAAACGGCAAAAAGCGCTTCTAAGCCGGGAGCTACGCGCTGGGGAGTACATCCTTCTTCTCACTGCAGGGGACGATACGATTGCAAAAACCCTATCCGACAAAGGTCTGGGTTACTTTACCAGCTTCGCCAGTAGTTATTCATGGCGGCGACGCGATGGATACGTCAATCACTTTACGCCGAATGATGCTGGCCTAGCATTGCGGTCGGCGCGGGAAGGAGCGATGGAATGACAGATCACGCAAAACACGAGTTCACGCAAGCGCAAATGGCTGCGTCTGGGTGGGATTACATGGTCAGGAAGAAGGACGGAAGCCTGATGTTCTACAGCGACCATGAGGACGTTGCAACATGGATTAAGGCCGATATTGATGCGGGGCACGAGGTTTCGCGGATCCTGACGACGCAAACCACATAAGGGAGGGGTTGGCAGATGAAGAAGTACGAAACATTCTGGCTGGATGAAACCGACCCTGCTGAGCTTCGCCGTCGCGCAGAATGCCTGAGACAAGATGGGTTATGGGAGGTGGCAAGGCAGTTCGATGAACGAGCGGCTCGCCTCGATGAAAAACAACGTCAAGGCCGCGCTCTGGGGGCGCAAGGCGCGTAGAAAAGGAGGCCCTAGCCTATCCCTGTCCTGTTGCGATCAGCTTCCTTGGCGGCCTCCCACAGCTCCCGGCGGAGCGGCGCCAGATTGTGCCGGTCATCGTCGGATGCAACCTTCTCGAAGAAGGTCTTGATCTCGTCAACGCCCTCGTGCGCGATCCTGCGTGCGCGGTCCCACAACTCCTTGTGCGGGGTCTCCACGGTCTCTCCGCGCGCCCATGAGGCGAGCAGCTTGCCGGCATCGCGGTTGATGTGGGAGCCCGGCGAGAACGCCATGCGGTGCTGATCCTGGACCTTGTGCGGCAGGCTCAAATCGACCACGCCGGGGGCGTCTGGGCGCAGGGTGAACGAGGCGGTCATTTCGTAAAGAAATCGTTTCTCCTGGATCGGGTGCCAGCCGGCGTTTTCAACGATGATGCGGCCGCGCTCGTCCTTCTTGCTCATATCGATCCTCTCCTCTGCCCGCAGGCAGAAGATCAGATGTGTACGGACCTGCAGAAATGCGTTCATCATCTTCTTGTGGCGGGCTTTCGGCTCCTTCCATGCGCCTGGCCCCTTGGCACCGGAGTTCTCTGCCGCTTCCATGATCCCGCCCTCGCCGTCAAATTCGTGGGACATGCTGTCGATCACGATAGCCTTGTAACCGGCTTTCTCGGCTGACTTCACCGCCTCGAGGTAGCGCTCCGGTGTGAAGGGTGGCCCGAAATCCGCGTGGTCGAAACGGAACTGGTCGGCGTAGTGCAGGGCGCGTCCGGCCTCGGTGTCGACCACGGCAAACGGCTCGTCGCCGCATATCCCGGTTGCGAGCTCCATGGCGGAGTAGGTCTTGCCGGAGCCTGACGCCCCGGCCAGTGAAATCAGAATGTGCGTATTTAGGCGCTTGCCGGTTTGGAATTTGAAGGTCATTCGATCACCTCGTTTTTTCGTGCCGATTGCCAGCCCTCCGGCGCTTGCCAGTCAATGGCCAGATCCATCATGTCGGCGCCGTTCGCCTTGGCCGCCTGCTCCGCGTCCTTGTCGGCGATAAGGTTGCGCTCGTGCCATTCCGGGCATTCGAGCATGATGGTCTTGCCGATGTTTCCGGGCCATGTGTTCGTGCGCAGGCAGCGCGCCCAGATCTCGATCGCCCGCTTTCGCCTAGCCCGCGCCTCGCCGATAAACACCTCGTCCAGCTCGGCCACGAGGCACAGATGCGGGGGCGATGTCTCCTGCACCGCGAAGAACTGGCGCGGCGCCGATCCGGTCAGGGCGAAGCCTGCGGCGTCGTAGTGGGCCGCGATCATGTCCCAGCCGGAGCTCGCGGCGTACTTCGCCAGTGTGGCCGGGCGGATTTCGACGCCGGTCGTCTTGTAGTGAATAATCGTGTTGCTCGGCCCGTGGTAGAAGTCAGGCCGCGCCCGGTGCATGACCCCGGCCTCGTTCCAGAAGATCGAGGCTTCGCGCGCCGATGTCGGCAGCAGCGGCCCAATGTCCTCGTTCTTCGAGAACTGGTCCAGCGCCTCGCAGGCCATGGCGTCGACCCGGGCGATGTCCTTTGACAGCACCGGGGTTTTCCCGGCTGCGTAGGCCGCATCCCGGGCCGCCTGGGCGTCCTTGGTGCGATAGTCGTTGAAGGGTATCTCGGCGATCTTGTTGCCCTCGCCGGTAAAAAGCGCGTGCGCGGCGGTGCCGAGGTCGAAGATCGAACTGGTGGCGGTCTCCGCATTCGGGTTGAGGCGCCGGGTTTCCCGCCAGACCTTGCGCGGCGCGGTCTCTAGCAGGCGACGGACCAGCGAGCTTGTCAGGCTCGGCTCCGGGGCCGGGTCGTCAAGGTAAACGTCGAATGGCATTTGTTCGATAAGTATTGGCAGCTTCACCAGATCTCTTCCTTTTCCGCGAGGGCGGCATCGAATTCCGCGCGGGCGGCTTCGCTGTGCGCCTTCATGGTTTCAAGGAGGGTCTGCACCTGCCGCCGGGACAGCCCGGTTTCGGACTTGACGGCGAAATCGAGATACCCGATCGCGTGGTTCAGGCCAGCCGATGCTGCCATATATGCGTTCGTCATCTTCTGCTGATAGCTCATCTGGCATACTCCTCATAATGGGCCAGATAGGTCCGCAGGTGGTCAAGATCCCACCTCGCTCGCGACAGGCGCTCGATCCCGTGAAAGCCGAGGTAATCGGTGTTTTCCATGTCGATCACGGCGCGCTCCGTAGCCATCACCATGGCCCCGATTTCCTCACGGGTCCGGCCGGCGCACGCCTCCTTGATATGGTTTGGTATCGCTGAGTGTGTCATTCATGGTTCTCCTTCTCGCCAGGTTACCATAAAACAGCGCCTTGACAGGCGCAAGTGTTTTTTATAAGCTGACAATGCAAATATTTAACGGGAAAATGCAAATGTCTGATAACAAAGACGAAATCTTGCTTGCGCGAGCGCGAGAGATTGTTGCTGATCGGGGCGGTTCGCTGACCGAGGCGATGCTTGCGGCCGAGGCTGAGCTGGCGCCAAAGCCCGAATTGCCGACCTCGTTCACGGTGACGATCCAGGTCAAGCCGCGCGTTGCGAAGTGGGTGATCGAGGAGTTCGGCGGCCACCCGAGCCTGACGATCGAGGAGCGGCTTGGCGCGTTTCTTGAGATCGAACTGGCGCACACCCGCGGCCGGGTGATCAAGGTCCGGCGGGAACAGGCGCAGATCACCAAGGGCGGCGGGGCCGTAACGGTGACGCGCGACAAGATTGAGGAGGCGATGCGATGAGCAAGGTCATCGACCTGAACGGCATGGAGACCACGGCGGCGGTCAATCGCCCGGCAGTCATGGGCGCAGCGATCAAGATTTATTTGCTCGGCGGTTCCATCCTCGACCAGAAGGAGCGCATCCGCGCCGCTGGTAGCTATCACCTGATGAAAGTCGATGGCCCGGCGATCATGGCGCTGGTCGAGGAATTAGAGGCGCGGCAGATCGAAACGGCAGGCTGATCATGCCTGAACTGCGTTACATGCCATTTTTTGTCGCCGACTGGATATTGGACACAGAGCACCTCTCGCCGGACGCGTATCGGGCGTATCACCTGCTTCTGTGCAAGATGTGGCTGACCAAATCCAACGCCCTCCCCGACGACCAGCAGGCCCTCCGCGCCCGCGCCGGAGTGAGCGCGCAGAAGTGGCGTTACGTCTGGGCTGAGATTGCCGAACTGTTCCTGATCGAGGATGGCTTGGTGCATAGCAAGCGCCTAGACAAAGTCCGAGCAGCAGCCGGGTCAACGTACTACGCTAGGTCTCAGGCTGGACGCAAGGGAGCAAACGCTAAGTGGCTGAAATATAAGAAGTCGGGCGATGGCAAAGCCAATGGCAAACACGATGACAAACGATATGGCATTAAAAATAAAACATCTCTTAAAGAGATGGGTGCCATACATGAATTTTCAGGGGGGGCAGTGATCAGCGACATCACTCTACAGGCAATCCGAGACGGCAAAAGGTACTTGGTCAAAGGCGTCACGGCGGAGGCCGCGAGACAGGCGATCAAGGCAGGTCTCGTGACTGAGGACGAATGCAGAAAGGTAGGGATCCTGTGAACGTGGGATTGGCAATCGGCGGGCCGCTCGACGGGGTGGAGATACAATCTCCCAGCGTTCGTCATCACGTCTATAAATTCGTGGAGTGGTGCCCAAGCGACGGCGAGGGCGTGCACCTGTGGCTGCCCGTGGGAATGACCACATCCGAGGCGCTTCACAGGCTGGTCGACTACTACAGGAACGGAAATCATGGCGACTAGGGGAACGCGGGTCTGGAAAGACGGACAGGCGGCAGAAGTCGAAGCCGCGATTGAGGAGTATTTCGACAGCCTGGTGAAAACCCGCATTATCAAGCGCAAGGTCGATGGCGAATGGGTGCAGGAGGAGGAGGAATACATGGCGCCCCCGACAATGGCAGGGCTGGCCCTCGCCCTCGGGGTCACGAGACCAACCATCTTGAACTATGCTGAGCGCGATGAGTTTTATCCCGTCATCACGCGCGCCAAGCTCAGGCTGGCCGAATGGTGGGAGAGCGCGCTGGCCTCTGGGCAGGCATCGAACGGGGCAAGGTTCGCGCTTGAGGTCAACCATCGCTACGGCAAAGAGGACCAGGACGAGCGCGAAGGGGATGGCTTCACGATGCAGGTCTTGCCGCCGGCACCGAAGGAGCAGATCAAGGCAATTCCAATGTGGGAGCCGGAAGAATGACCGAGAACGAGGAGCGCATATGGCTCGCCAAGATCAACACCTGCACCAGCACCGAGGAGCTTCACGCGATGCTCACGGGAATGGCGGAGCAGGGGATCAACCCGACCGGCGACATGGTGATTGCCGCGAACGAGAAGAAGATCGAATTGCTGAGGAGGATGAGATAATGTTGCACACTTGGAAGGGAAAGCCGCTTGAGGAAATGAGCCGCGAAGAACTAATTGAGGCTCTTTCTCGGGTCGGGCGGGAATTGCAAGATCTACACACAAGCGAGGCAATCGAGATCCGCGCTCTTGGTCGCGTCGCCAAGATCGAGATTGATGAGGGGAAAAAGTCGAGGGGTGTGTAAATGCCATACACGGATCACGGAACGGGCTACCAGCGCACGGACACGAGCCGGGCGGCGGTGGTGCCGGAAACCAAGCGGCTGCGGCTGCGCGATCAGGTTCTCGTGTTCCTGCGCCGCTCGCTCCTGCCGCTGACAACCGAGGACTTGGCGCGGATCATGGACCGGCCCTATGCCTCGATCCAGCCGCGCCTGAGTGAACTGCAGGATTCGGGGCTGGCGCGGGACAGTGGGCGGCGGGGGATGACGCGCTACGGCCGCTCTTGCATCAAATGGGAGGCTGTGCCGCTTGACGAGAGGCCTTCGGCTGGCCTAGAAATGAAGAACCCCGCGACTGACTAGATCGCGGGGCTCAATTGAAGCCGCAATGTGCGAGAAGGAGGCTCCAAGATGGACAATCAATTACCAATAAACCCGAACACAGGCAAGCCAATCTTCGGGTTGGACTTCTGCGAGATCCAATCGCAGCGCGAAATCGACATCGAGGACGAGAATGAGCGGCTGAGGCGCGATCTGCGCCGGGCCGGCCAGTTGATTATAGGCTTGTGGTTTCTCCTGGCGGGGGCTGTTTTGGCCGTGCTGGTGCTGCTATGAGGGGGCAGGTCAGGCGCGTTGTTAACATCGTTTGCGCCGCGCGGGGCGTGTCCCGGGCTGATATTTTGA